CTCTCTCCTAAAAAATACAATGTATACTAAAACCCGAATAAAAACACTTCTTTTTTACTTTGCGGCACATCTTGACAGAGAGACGGATTTATGGTAATTAACAGATCTCTTTAAGAAGTATTACAGAGTAATATTAAATATCTTAATACTACTAATATACTTCTAGGGTAAGGTAAGGAGTTACCTATAAATAACTGCCTTACCACCCTTGAGTTTCACTTATGATTTTAATTACTATGTAATTAGTTATTTTTGTTTTGATTATAGTGTTTATGGTTTGTCGCTATAATTGTATCCATAGGATCCCCCTCCTTGGTACCTCCCCGAAACAAACCATAGACTTTAACCCCCAGGCTTCCCCAACAGCACTGGGGGTTTTTTTCCAAAATATATTATATCCCCCCTCTGGGACTCCTAGGCACAAAAGTGAAAAATAAAGGGTACAAGGTCGGCACAATGTGATCGAGAAAAGGGTTTGACTTTGAAAAAACAGGGACTTCGTTTGAGGAGATTACTCTGTTTACCCACGCTAGTTCCATAAAAATATATAGATATTGGTGGTAGGTGGCTTAATATCCCCATTTTAAAAAATGGTATTCATTTTAAAAATCTATTTTTTAAGTGGTTAAGGAAAAAAGCCCGCAGGCTTTTTTTTGGAATAACTAAAAGAAAATTAAATAAATATTAATAATCTATTAACAAATTAACATTTAACTGATACTATTTGATCATGGAATAGAAATAATTCTATTTCATACTGTCAATTTTTTGACGGTTTATATTAAAACTTAATATTATAAGGATATAAATATTATGAGTGAAGTAAATACAATTAAATCTAATTTAGATAATCTAGGAAATTCTTTGCAAAGTTTTGTTAGGGAAGAAAATAAACTAGGTACCTCAATTCTTCATTATATGAATGATAGTGGAGTTATGGGTCTAGGAATTAGTAACTTAAATAATGTTGTTGAAAAAAGCGAAAAAAAGAGTTTTACAGTCTGGACTTTTTCAAGTGAGGAAAAAACCCTAAGTCAAAAGAAAGTTAAGAAGATCAATGGAAATGACATTGTTAGAACCCAACTATTAGGAAAAAATCCTGACATTACTTTGTGGCATTTGGTCAATAAGTCTTTAACCATTATTAATAATTATCTATTTGTTAATAGTGAAACTCTAGATACTTTTAATCCTCTAGATAGTTATAGAGAAGATAATGGGGAGTTTACGGAAATAGGATTAAATTCTCTAAAAGAAGCTTCCTCTAATGATAAGAAAGAATATAAGCCAGAACAAAGTGACGAGGAAAAGGCAAAACTAGATAAAGAGAAGCAGGAAAAATGGATTGAGAATTTTAATACTAAACTTGATTTCTTAAGAAGTGAAAGTCTAGAAAGAGGACTTAATGAAGAATGGTTCAAAATTAGTCTAGAAGAATATACCTCTAGTCTTATAGGTGAGTTTCCAAAGGTCGAGGATAAAAGCGAAGACAAAAAATCTGCTTAATTCTTAACTGATAAACTTTTAAAGGGTAGCTTAATTGCTACCCTTTTTTTTTGCTTAAAATTAATTAGTGTTTAAATCCATTTTAAGACGTTTTAAGAGGGTTTTTAATTTTGTAGTAGTGTAAGAGCCTAAGAGCTTAATCCAAGCCCTAACAAGCCTTAAAACTAAGTATAAACTAAGTATTAAAATTAATTCTAATTATCTTTTATTATCCTAGTATTTCCAAGGATTTTTTTTGATTTTGATTTTCATATTATGAGTATAACTAAATTACATGATGGACTCACACTCTATAGTCTATACATGGTGCATATATATTATATATATTCAAATACCCACCTGCTGGGTGAACCATTTCTAACCCCACAAAATGCCTCCCAATTTAGTTCTACCCGCCTAGCTGCAACCCAATTGATTTACTTGGGTTTCTATGTTATAATAATATTATAATGATAACAGTATATAAAAAATTACACACTCAATATATTACAAGTAAGTTCGGGTAAAAACCCGAAGTCAGGAGGAGATAAGATGACTAAAGAATGGTGGAAGGAAGATGATATAAAAACAACTCCTAATAGGAAGGAGCAGATTATTGATGGGGTGCTTGTCACAACATTTGGTAGTGATTATATGTCCCGTCAATACAACCCCCCCAGCAGTGAAGAAAAACGGTTACAATCTATGACTCGACTTGAGTATCATCATCATAGAGTCGAAAAGGCGAAAGAAAATATTCAAAGATATTTAAAACTTATTGGGAAGTAAGTTCGGGTATTTGCCCGAAGGAAGGTATATTGAATGACAGTAAATCCAAACGTAGGACACAAGGTTATATATGACCGAGACAATGCCATCAGGCTATCAGGTGTTGCCAAGTATCTCGATCAGTTTATTGTTCAGCGAAGGCTGGAGGGGTCATGCAAAATATATGTGTACATGATCACGACAAGGCGAGGTAAACGCCTTCTCTTTTACTCGACCATCAAACCATTGGAATGTGCATCTAAATACTATGTTGATGTTGAAGTGTTCATGAAGATCAACAAGGAAACAAATAAACCTGTACTAGACAGTAAGGAAGGTATACCTAAATGCATGGACGCTACGTGTCTATCTAAAAATGCAGGAGCGGTAGACCTTGCCCTGTTTTATACACGAGCTAAAACTAACAGTAGGAAAGGAGATCAAAAGCTATCAGGTATCTACAAGTTTGATGCCTGTATTACATAGATAATACCAGACGTCTATGCACCATGAGCCAAGCTCCCCGTCAGGGTTGGGTGCCGACTAGGTATTATTGTTTAGTGCCACTTGGATACCATTTATCGAGGTCGCTTTTAATTTCACGTTCAAGCTCCTCCTCCGATAGAGGTTCTTCCTTTGTGACTACACGCTCAGTGTACAGACCTATTGTCTGACCGAGCAGCTGGAGTGCCTTGAGTTTGTTAGGTGATGCTTCTTCTTCACTGAAGGACATCTGACTTAACTCTCTCACAATGTCTTCTTTCAGCTTCTCTTCCCTAGACATGGCTCTGAGTTTCTGTGCGTTCTGAGTACGCTCCCTTTGTTCCTTGAGAGCGTTAATCTTATTCACAATATCTGGATGCGTTGCCAGTTTGGATGCGTTCACATATGACTTCTGATCATATGCACCTGTACTGGTTTTATGCACAGAGTATCCTGCCTTCTCATAACACTCAGTTATTGTAGCTGATGTGTCAGAAGCAATAAGTTTTGCAAAGGTTTCCATACGAGGTGTCATGAATTTTACATAGCACACCACCCCCCAGCTTTCAAGTACCATGACTTCATAAAAAAAGCCCGCAGGCTTTTTTCTGTGAGGTCTTGGCTCGTGAGAGCATTTCATCAACAGCATATGAGGAGAGATTATATGCAAGTAAAAAGATACACATTTGATTCATCACATAATGTTAGCAACACATCAGAGGAAACTATTGATGGTGTCATAAGATACATAGAAATAATTAGTGGGAAGCCAGTGACCATCACTCGCTACCCAACCCTCTCATCTAACGCAAATGAGACTGTGTACAACGAGCTTAATCAACGATCATCAGTAAAATTTTATGGAGAAGTTAAATGAACTTTATGAAATTCATACTAGAGTTTTTAATATTTTTTATCTTTCTATTATCATGCTTAGTGTTTGTTCCATTAATGATTGGAGGGTAACACATGACTGCTTTAAAATGTGTGCCTAATTACAAGCGTGTCTGGTTTAACAAATCACCAATAGGCTTTCATGTTTATGCTGAAGGGCAACAACATCCAGATGGATACATCAAAGAAGTAGGCGGCTATCGTTCTGGAAAATTTATTGTAATACACAATAATTTACCTAAAGAACTGAAGTCTAAACCTATGCCTTTATACCAAGCAAAAGATTTAATAACCAAACTGATAAGGAGGTTACTACCATGAGAGATCAACACACTGAAAGCATTGTAAATGCTATTGAACTTTCCGCAATCATTATTGTGGGGTGTCTTGGCTGCATACTAATCATCTCATTAATATTTTAGGGAGATAACTATGGGAAACTTTTCATTCCTACGTGCCGATGATGATGAAAGTATTTCCTCATCAGGTGATGAGGTAGTAACGATTCATAATCCAGATAAAGGAAAAAACTTAACTGGAATTTATGATGGGTACGGAAGAAATGATGTTTCCCTATTGGACTAGTCTAGAACACGATGGTCCACAAATGTATGTCGTTTATATTTGATAACAACATAGGAGGTAACACATGACTGATTTAAAAACACAAAGCGTAGTGCTTGTCATTGCTAACAACTCAAAGGAGGCAGAGAAGATAGCAAGGTTAAATGATTATTCATCAGGTAAAGTAACAAATGCAAAAAATGTTTTTGATCGTTTAGGCAGTAGCATACACGATGAAACACTCTTCAATTTAATTGGAGAGGAAGTGTTTGAGTGGGGGACAGGGCATCATGGAATAACCCTTACTCCAAAGGAACTAGAAGATCATGACATCTTATCTGATGGTGAGATAGCAATTGATTTTATTATTAGCAGAGCTGACCCTGATGTAGGGCTTATGGAAGATTACATAAGCCATGTAATGGTGAGTTTTGATATTTGGGAGGTAGAACTTATTTAACAACATAGGAGGAGAGAACTATGGCTAAAAAACTTATATACGATTTATCTAAACTTGATGACGATACAAGGTTGCAGATCATGCTTGGATCATGGGGAAAGGGTTTCTTCTTTGATTGGTTTACTCGATTTCCCACTCGGCTGGGTGGCATATCACAAGATGCAAAGACAGTTAAAGGTGAAGTAAAGGGATTTCTAACATTGATTGTCTATCTCTCGGCTGCAAAAGAATCTGGTGTGAACCTATGTCCATACCATGAACTCGCAAAATGTGCCGAAGATTGTTTGAAAGAAGCAGGGCGAGGGAAGTTTACAACTGTTAAGATGTCTCGATTGCAACGCACTCTATTCATGCTTCAGTATCCTGAAGAGTTTAAGAAACTTCTTTACAAAGAGATACGAAGACTAGAACGTGCAGCCAAAAGGAAAAACCTTATACCTGCCGTCAGGATTAATGGCACATCAGATGTTTATTGGGAGAACAAGTTGCCAGAATTGTTTACTGATTTTCCACACATACAGTTTTATGATTACACAAAGGCACCCAACAGGAAAGTGCCTAAGAATTATCACTTAACATTTAGTTATTCTGGTGTACCTGAGTATCAGAAGGTTGTCAGGAAAGCACTGAAGAATAACCTCAACATGGCTGTTGTCTTCGACAGCATAAAGAACATACCCAAGATCTTTATGGGCAGACAGGTCGTCTCTGGAGATGAGAGCGATCTTCGTTTCAAAGATCCTGATAACTCCATAGTAGCATTGAAAGCCAAAGGCAGTGCCGTCAATAATACTGAAGGATTCGTTGTTCGACCTAATGGCACACTTAACTAAACACCTAACCAAAGGAGAAAGATATGGCGTTCGGAGATATACCACGTTATGTAGAGACTCAGCCTATGACTGAGAGAGATGTCCCCAGTCTGTGGACAAGTTCTAAAAAGCTTAAGATGGAAATGAGGATCACCCAGCTTGAGGATCTCATGATACATGAGGATGCGACAAAAACTACCTTGCAGATATGGGGATCTGGAGAAGGTCTTCAAAAGAAAATCATGGCAATATACACTGCATTAAAAACATATGGT